TGGCGCGGTGTCGCGGCAGCGATGGCAGCGTTACTTTGTGCTCGCGGTGGGGTTGACATCCCAGAAGACGAGCGGCGGGCGGTTTACAATCACATCGTTCGCTACTACGAGAAGTTTGACAAAGAGCCACCTGAGTTCCGACAGTATGACGAACTGGAACTCAGGCAGATTGAGTTGTTTGGCAATGTTGTCAAGTCAGCAAATGATGAAGTCGTGCGCTTGCTTGACAGTTACATTTGGCAAGTGCACGAACTTCTTGACAACCTCAAGCGGCTTCGCACCGCGTTCATCAAATCTCAGCTGGACGAAGAGAGCGTCCAGCAATTACTCAAAACCCTCAAAGAAGTCAAGGAGGTGCTTTCGTGATGCAGACTGCCGTCTACGAAGAACTGATGACGCAATTGCGTCAAATCGCCGATGCTGTCAAGCGACGCGACGCTGATGTCGAACGCGTCAAACAAGACTTGCTCTCCATCGCCGAACAACTCGCTGATCAAGGTCAGCGACAAAAGGCGTTGGAGGAACGGGTCGCCAACATTGAGCGGGCGCTCGTGACGCGCTCGGAAGTTGGGCTTGACAAGTTGGCAATTCAAGGAAGCACGCCTTACGAGAAACTTGAAAACTTCCTGTCAATGCGTTCCGACGACCCGCGTATCAAAGAGTGTCAAGACCTCATTGACGCTTACACTGTGTTCGCCCTTGCGAGGAAGGCTCGTGGTTTGTCCTACGAGAACTCTTACTTGCACCAGCGCTTCCAAGAAGTCCTCAAGCAAGTGACTGGCACGCAACTGCCCGGCTACATCCCCGTTCAGTTTTCCGCCCGCGTCGTTGAACTCATCCGACTTGAACCGACCTTGCGACGCTTGTTCTCGACTGTTGACATGAAGTCGGACACTTTGAAGGTGCCCATCATGTTGACTGGCACGAAGGTCTACAGAGTCGGTGCAGGTGCACAAATTCCGTTGTCCACGCCTGCCGCAGCTCAACCCATTGAGTTCACCGCGAAGAAGATCGGCGGCGGTTTCTCCGTTGTTGACGAAGTGACCGAGGACGCTGCTGTCGCTGTGACGCCGCTGTTGCAGCAAGATCTTGCGTTTGCGTTTGCCTACGGTATTGACGACGCGATTGTCAACGGTGACGACAGCGCCACACACATGGACAGCGATGTCACCGCTGCTAACGATGTCCGCAAGAATTGGAATGGCTTGCGCAAGATCGCGTTGGCTGGAACTGCAAAAGTTGACTTCGGCAACAGCGCGCCTACTGTTTCGCTATTACGACAAGTCCGCGCCGCGATGGGCGTCTATGCAGCGAACATTCAAAACCTCGTTTGGGTTGTCGCGCTTGAAACTTATGTCAGGTTGCTGTCGCTCCCTGAGGTGCTCACCGTTGACAAATATGGTCCCCAAGCAACTGTGATCACTGGTGAGTTGGGTAAGTTCGATGGCATCCCGATTGTGATTTCGCCTAACATTCGCGTTGACTTGAACGCGAGCGGTGTCTACGGCGGCACAACCACCAATCGAACCGTCTTGTTGCTCATCAACCGTCAAGTTTGGGCGGTCGCGGAACGGCGCGGCATCCGCGTTGAAGCCGACCGAGACATCACCACGCAGGTGGACTTTGTTGTCGCCACTTGGCGCGGTGACTTCAAGCCACTCTACTCCGACAGCAACATCTGCGGCATCGGCTACAATGTCGCCAGGTAATGACTTGACAGTTTGATAGCGTAAAGGAGGCGATAAGGAATGCCGTTGCTTAGGTGCAAGGTGAACCGTTATATCGGTCGTGGGCTTGACTTGTTTGAAGGTGAAGTCGCTGAAGTTGACGAGAAACTCGCACAAGAGTTGCTCGCTGACTTCCCTGAGTGGTTTGAAGTTGTCAACCCTGAGCCTGAACACAAGAAAGCCACGCATGAACACACGAAAGAAGTTAAGTCACGCATCACGAAGTAGGTGATGCGTGATGGCTTGGGTTGACGCTTACCAACTGCGCACGCTCGTTAATGTGCCCGACGGTATCACGCACGAGCGGTGGGAGAAACTTGTTGAAGCCGCCTACGCCTTCGCGTCACGATACTGCAACCGTTTTTTTGCTCGCGACACCTACACCGAGTTCGTCTATCTCGTAAATAAATCAGCATTTCTTCATGCCATTCCAGTCGAAAGCATTGACAGCGTTACATATCACGACGGCACGCCAATCGAAGCGAGTTACAACATTGTCAACTCCAGCATTGGTCAAATCTTCGTTGATCTACCAGATGGCGTTTGGCTCAAAGTGACCTACACGGGCGGGTTAACAGAAATTCCACTTGACTTGCAGTTAGCCATCGCCGAACTGGCGCTCTTTTGGGCGCAGCAGCCCGCAGGCGTCACCGACACGAGCCTTGCGGGTGCGAGCGTGCGCGTTGAAGCGTTCCCCAGCCGCGTCCGCGAGACACTTGACAGATATCGCTTGTTGTGGTGATGCCTGTGAGGCGAAAAAACATCGTTATCGTGCGTCCAATAGAGCACATCGTTGATGGCGAAAAGAAGCGGGTTGGTGAACAGGAAATAGCGCGGTGTGCCGCGCTCATCGTGCCCGTCAGCAGCCGCGAAGCAGAAACGCTGATGGGCGTTTACGGTGTCGTGTCACATCGCGCTGTCATCCAACCGCCACCATCGGGTTGGGTAGCGAAAGTCAACGATGAAGTCGTGCTCAACAACAAGCGTTTTCGCGTTGTCGCTGTGTCGCTCTATGACATCGGTTCGGTCCTTGACAGGATGGAACTTCTCTTGGAGGCGATTGAGTGATGTTGAAAGTCGCTGTGATGGGTGCACGCGAAGTTGTGAGAAAACTCGAAAGTGCGGTGCAACGGTCAAAGCAACTTGAACAAGTTGTCCGCAAAGCATCGCTACTTGTCGCAGGTGAAGCGAAGCAACGAGCGCCTGTTGACACTGGACACTTGCGTCGCTCCATCACAGCGACGACGGAGCGTCAAGGTGTGAAGGTTCTCGGTCGTGTCGGCACGAATGTCCACTACGCACCGCACATTGAGTTCTGGCGCAAGCGCGTCATCACACCCGTAAGAGCGCGAGCGTTGCGGTTCACGGTTAAAGAGTTCGTTGGCACGAAAGGTCACTCGCGGTTGCAACGCAATGTCGTGTTCGCAAAACGCGCTGAAGCGGGCAAGCCGGGTCAAAAGACAGCGACATGGGAGCGCGTTGAAGGTGACCGCATCGCTAAGCCGTTTTTGCGTCCAGCGCTGGAAGCAACAGAGCCAAAGATTCGTGAGTTGGTCAACAACTTTGTTAAACAGGTGTTTGGGCGATGAAATTGCACTCACACGCAGTAGCGAGAGCGTTGCGGAACGCGTTGTGGGAAGCGTTTCAACAGGACTTCAAAGTCGTGCAAGATGGTTCGTTGCGCGACTGGGCGCTCGGCTTGACACCTGCCGAGTTGCCCGCGATGTTGGTCGCGTTGCAGGAAACGGAAGTGAATTATCAGGGGAAAGCGTTGGCGGAAGTCATTGAGCGCTTTCATGTTGACATTTTGTTGTCTGTTAGTGACTTGAAAAATCCCGAGGCGGACAAGCGACCGATCGCTTTGTCGGTCGCTAATTGGATTATCGCAAACGAAATTGCGCCGAACTTGGCTGAGTTTCAGTTACGGAGTCAGCGCGTCGTCGCGGTGCAGTGGAACCCGCCCGATGCCGCTGACTTGATTGACTTGACAAAAGCGGTTGCGGTGCGTTTGGTCGTTGAAATCGCTTACTACACACCTTAGAGGTGATGCTCAATGAGGACGCACATCAGCGACTATCTCGTTTACAAGACCGAGACGGAGCATGGTCAAGAACCGACAGGCTCGGCGACGCCGCTCTACATTGTCGTTGATGGTGAAATTGAAGTCAACGAGAACTTGAAAGTTGAACCTGCTATCGGCGGTGTCGTTCGCTACTACTCAATCGTTGAACCATCAGCGTCAGCGACAATTCTCGTCGTGCCGAGCGTAAAGCCATTCATTCAGTCAGCGAGGCGCAGCGCAGGTGACTTGACAAGTTACACGCTTGAAGGTGGCACGAGCGATTTCGGCATCAAGTTGTTCGGTGCGTTCATCGATGAGTTGTCGCTTGACGCGAAAGTCGGTGAAGCCTTACGAGCGACGATGAGGTTCATTGCAATGGGAGCGCAAACGACGATAGGTGCAACTCAAGCGGGACCGACCGAAGCGCCGATTGATTGGTCGAACGGCGTCGCGACCATCGCGGGTTCTAACTATCAACTCGCGTCTCTCCGTGCGTCTCTCCGCAACAATGTCAAGTTGGAGGCAGACTTCTCTGACAGAGGTGCTGGTAAGCGTCGATGGCGTAACTTGTTTGGCTTGGGACAAGAAAGCGTTGAAGCGACGCTTGAAATCTATCTCCCCTACGGGGCTGGACTTACTGCCGACACCATTGCTGCCATCGCAGCGCAGGTCGCGTTTGGTTCAGCATTGACACTTTCACTGAGCAACTTGCTCATCTCCCGACGCCGAGTTCCTGTCAAGGGTGGCGACGATTTGTGGGTGATGACCGTTGAACTCGTCGGACAACCTGGTAGTTTGAACATCACTTGACAATAAGCGAGGTGATAAGTGATGGCGATGACGCGCTATGAGCGCGGTGCTGTCCGTATTTGGGCTGAAAAGCGAGGCGGGCTTGATAACGCTGCGAGGGATTTGGGCGTCAGCAAAGAAGCGCTTGAGCGGTTCACGAAGGGCGGCTACGACGCATCGCTTGAGCGCAAAATCCGCTCGCGGTGGAAGGAAGTGCTTGATGCCATCAAGCCCGAAAGGAGAGAGTGACATGACCAACGAGTTGCTGGCGCTCGCAGGTAGGGTAACCGATAACCCGCTCAAAGGCTTGACATTTCGCGATTTGATTGAGTTCGCGGAGAAGTTTGGCGTCGGTGTCGAGGAAATCAATGCGTTGCCAGCATCGGAGCGATGGCGTGCCCTCGCGTGGCTTTTGTGGAAAGCGAGGTCAAAGCAAGGTTACACGAAATCGTTTGATGAGTTTTTAGACGAAGAAGGCGTCGTTGATGAGTTGCTACAAATGTCAAGTGCCGTCCCTTTAGCCGCGACGAGCCCGTCCGACCAAGCGTGATTTACGCTGTGCTGGCTCGCGCTAATCTCGTCCGCTCTATTGACGATTTTTTAGACTTGACAATCGAGCAAGTTGAACTTCTTTTGAACGCGCTTACCGAAATCGCTGAGATGGAGCGCGATGCTATGGAGCGTGAAATGAGATGAAACGGAGAGTTTTCAATGTCGTCGTTGACGAGCAAGGTCAACCGATAGCGCGCGCACTTGTCCAAATTCAACTCAACACGGCGACTTTCATAAGTGGTGAGCAAAAAGAGGTCGCTGCGTGGGGCATTGAGGTCTTGACAGACGCTAACGGACGATGGGAAGTTGAACTTGAAGCGAACGATACAATGAGCGACCCGAACTCTTATTATCGCGTCGTTGAGTATTCGCGTAAAGGAACGATTGTCAATGAGTATCTCATTCGCGTCCCCTCAACAGGCTTCAC